TAGTGTGTATGAGAAATTAAACAACAGATCATCTACACGTTCAATATAAAAAAATGGCAAATCCTAAACTTAAATATCGCGGAGAAAGTACTTTAAATCGAGCATATGAAAAACGTAGAGATAACGATATACTTAAAGCACCTTCTATTACCATCTACGACGTTGACTATGCTATTATGCACTGGTTGAGAGAGGAGATAGGATTTCAAGTACAGGAAAACGGTAGAATGATTAATGTACCGGTTATGTATGCAAATAGTGAAACCTGGGCTCAAGTACAGGCTAACGGTTACATGAGGGATGTAGAAGGAAAGCTACTCACCCCTTACTGTACGATTCGGAGAACAAACATGTCAGAAGATCCTAGATTTAAAAAACTTGATTTAAATAAATCCACTTATGGAAGTAGTTATAAATTCTATACAGAAGGATTAAATCTAGAAAATCAACGCAATCAACACGCAAAGACATATAATACAAAACCCAGTTTACAATACCTTATACAGGTCATGCCGGAATTTTATATTGTCGAGTATGAGTTACTTTTGTGGACTAGTCTTGTTGAACAAATGAACACTCTTATTGAAAATATTATCCCAACAAGTAACTTTGCTTGGGGAGATGAACTAAAATTTAGAACCGTTGTCGGTGATATAGGATTAGAAACCGTCAATACACCCGGTGAGGAGAGGCTAGTAAGAGCTAACATACCGTTAACTGTAGATGCAAAATTACTAAATGAATTTGAGTTAAAAAAATCAACCGTAGAGAAAGCATTTACCTTAAAGAGAGTTGTTGTACAAAATGAACGATCCTCTTTTGATGCAATAACCCACGATGTATCAGATCAGTTCCCTACACATAATAAAAATAGGAGATAAGGTAAATAATCCCATGTTTGCAGAAGTAGGGACATATTTATATTAAATACTGATACACATAAATAAACTATAAAATAATATGGCTCGAGATAGAATTGTATCACCTGGTGTATTTACACGTGAACATGATCTAAGTTTTCTCCCTCAACAAATAGCAGCTATCGGAGCAGCTGTAATTGGACCAACCCAGTACGGACCAGCCTTTGTACCGACAGTCTTATCTACGTATGAAGACTACATTAGGACATTTGGACTATCCTTTACTAGTGGATCAACTGATGTTGAGCAGGAGTATAAGTATTTAACAAATTATACAGCTAAAGAGTACCTTAAGTGGGGTGAAAACCTAACTGTAATGAGGGTTTTAAACGGCGAGTATGCTGAAGCTTGGTCTAACGTCGTCAGTTCAGGAAGCTGGAATCGGTTTTCAGGATCAGTTGGTGATTATTCATCTCCTGCTTCGAGCGATACAACTGCTTCTATTTTTACAGATAGTGATGCTTCTGTAAAATTAACACTACTATCACCTGGAGAATTCGCTAATACTGGACAAGAGTTTGCTAGTACTAACGGTGTTGGGAATCTAGAAGACGAGACTACAAAAGGTATATTAGATTCGGGCTCTAGAGTCGCTTATCGATGGGAAATCAGAGACACTAATGTAAAGAGAGGAACATTCGACTTATATATTAGGAGATCAGATGATAGACATGGTAGAAAGATTATCGTTGAGAGGTATAATGATCTATCCTTAGATCCAAATGACTCGAAGTATATTGAAAGAGTAATCGGTAACCAGGTCATGACTTTGAGATATGACAGTGACTTGAGACCTTTCCTCCAGGTATCGGGATCGTATCCAAATAGATCTAGAATACTTAGAGCAGAAGCTTTAAAGCGCACGCTAAACTACCTAGACGTTAACGGAAACGTAACTAATGCCGGTGCATCTGGATCTCTTCCTCAAGAATGTTCTGGAACATTCGCAAACGGTAGTGATGGATATAAGAAACATCCGGTTATGTACTTTGATAAAATAACCGAAACTAATTCACAAGGATTTAACTTAGCTGAAGGAGCTACTCCATCTGGATCAGGTATGACATTAGATGGAGATCCTACTGCAGTAACAACTGCTGGTGGAGCTGGATACATAGCATATAGAGATGCAATCGACATCTTATCAAACCAAGATGAGTATGACATTAATATGTTAATGTTACCAGGCGTTATTGATGGATTTAACGGCCACTCAGACGTATATACTTACGCTGAGGCAATGGTTGAAACCAGAGGAGATGTATTCCTTGTAATAGATCCAACACAGTATGGAGGTACAATTGGAGAAGCGGAACTTGCCGCAGAAGGTAGAGATACATCATACGCGGCAATGTACTATCCATGGGTACAGGTAGCAGATCCGGATTTACAGAGAAATGTATGGATTCCACCTTCTTGTATGGTAGCAGGAGTAATAGCTTTTAACGACTACGTTAAATACCCTTGGTATGCTCCAGCAGGACTCAATAGAGGTATATTGGATAACGCTATACAGACAGAGAGAAAATTAACTCATGCTGACAGAGATAGACTTTACGTATCTAACATTAACCCAATTGCAACATTCCCTAGAGACGGCATATCCATTTGGGGTCAAAAGACACTTCAAAAGAAAAGAAGTGCTTTAGATAGAGTAAACGTTAGACGTTTACTTATCGATGCTAAGAAATTTATAGCATCTACAGTAAAGTACTTAGTATTCGAACAAAATACAGTTGAAACAAGACTTAAATTTATTCAAATAACAGCTCCATACTTTAGAGATGTAATGAGTAAACAGGGATTGTATGACTTTAAGATAATAATTGATGAATCTAATAACACACCAGATGTGATTGATCGAAATGAGATGAGAGCTCAGATTCACTTAAAGCCTACTAGAACTGCAGAATTTATCATAGTTGACTTCTTTATACATCCGACAGGTGCAACATTCCCTGGAGATTAATTAAAAAGTATAACTGATTTATATTTATATTAGACTAAAATAAAAAATTAAATAAATGGGATTTCAAGGAAACTTTGTACCATTCGAGCCTAAATTGCAGATGCGATTCGAAATGTCGCTTAACAATGTACCTACGTATATGGTAAAGGCTTCTGATATGCCTAATCTAGATCAAAACCCCGTAACAGTAGACTATGTAAATGCAGAGTTTAAAGTTAAAGGTAAGTCGAGATGGCAAGACATAACCGTAACTCTTTATGATGCTTTATCACCATCTTCTGCCGGTCTAATCCACGACTGGATAAGAGACGAACATCATAACTCCAATTCAGGAAGAGACGGCTATGCTTCAACTTATAAAAAGGATGTTGACTTAGTATACTTTACACCTGACGGCTCACCAGCTGACCAATGGACACTGTATGGAGCATTTATTGCTTCCGCAAATTGGGGTAATTGTGATTTATCGTCAGACGATCTACTATTATTAGAATTAACCCTATCTTACGATTGGGCTGAACTTTCTGCTGGAGGAGCTGCTTCTGCCGGTTCTACAGGAGGAGATGCAAGCGGCGTACAGAGAGCAGGTTAAAAAAAGTAATAAGAGTTAAATTTAATCGAACTGTAGATACTATTTATAGTAACATTAAAAACTTTTTAAAAGAGAACTTATGAATTCATTAAAACTTTGGCAAAAACTAATACTAGTAGTAGTACTGGTAGGAACAACAAACACTGTTTTTGCACAAGGAGATTTTACTTCTTTTACAGAAATATCAACCTGGCTGGTTAGTATTGCTACGATACTTCTTGGAGAACTAGGTAAAGTAATACCTAAGTGGAGAGAAATACCACTTCCAACCGCTGTTAAAGTGGCTCTACAGGGAGTAGCGGTCGTTATCCTCTTTGTAATGCAAGGATGGGGCGGCATAGCTGAAAACTTAACTGCTATACTAGTTGGTATGGGTGTATTTGACCTACTAAGGTTGATCGGTCAAAAGAAAACCGAAGAGGCAGTATAGTCTATTTTTAAAAAAAAAACGAAAACTACAAGAGGGAAAGCTTAGCTTTCCCTTTTTTATTTTAACACATTAGCCTATTTATATTAAAGAGTTTTAAACAAATACATTTATGAAGACTGATAACAGTTACCCTAACCCTAACCCGATCGACAAACAACCAGTAGCGCCAGATGAACAGCCAATTAAACCAGCCCAAACCATAACATATACGGTACCTACAGAAGTTGTTGAATTACCTTCAAAAAGCCTATACTACCCGACAAATCACCCACTATCTTCCGGTACAATCGAAACACGGTCAATGACGGCAAAAGATGAAGATATACTGACAACAACCAGTTTTATACAGCAAGGCGTTGTTTTAGATAAGTTACTACAGAGTATTATAGTGACAGATTTCGATTACGGAACTATTATGAATGGAGATAAGACTGCTGTGTTAATGGCAGCACGAGTTACCGCATATGGTCCTGAATACGACATAGAGGTAACTACACCATCTGGAGAAGTAAGGAAAGAGCAAATTAACTTAGGAGAAATGGACTATAAGGAATTAGATCCGGAATTTATACCTAAGCATGAAAATAGATTTAAAGTAACCTTACCTCAAAGCGGAGCTGTAGTAGAGATAAAAGCTCTAACCCATGCCGATGAAAAGGTAGTAGAGAGGTCAATAAAGAGGTTGAAGAAACCTAACGCCCCTGACCCTACAATGAGTACTAGGTTAAAACAGCACATATTGTCGGTTAATGGAGATGGTAAGTTTACTGCCATCAATAATTTTGTAGAGGATGGACTCTCCCTACGTGATAGTAAAGCACTCAAGGGATTTATAAAGAGAATTACTCCAGACGTTGACACTTCGTTAGAGTTCTACGATGACGATACAAACGAGCCCTTTCGTATTGACTTTCCCTTTAACACATCGTTTTTTTGGCCTGACTCCTGAACATAAGCTTGCAATCTATGATCAGGTCTTAGAGTTAGTAGCTCTATCTAAAGGAGGTATAGATTTCTTTCAAGCTTACTCCTTACCGGTAATGATTCGAAAGTATTATAGAGAACGGTACAAAGAAGCGTATAGTAAGCAGTAAATAAGTCCTATAAAGTTCTATTTTTTGATATTTATATACAGATCTATATATAGATAATGGCTAAAAAGAAAGATAACTCATCAGGACCTCGACGAGACCCTAAAAAGACTACACGTCGCCGCTTAAACAGAGTAGGCGATATGCAAGAATCTAACCTGGAACAGATCCGTAGTATCGAAAAAGCTATGGAAAGACTTGCAAAGAGTGAAGATTTCCTAAGCAAATCCGTCGAAGATCGACAAAAAGCCTATAAGGTATTATTAGATCAATTAAAAGAGTTAATCAACCGTAGTCTGCGAATATCAAATATATCTGCAGAATTAAAAGCACAATATGTAGCACTAGGCGGATCTCTAGAAGATATAAACAAAGAGCATACCAAGTTAAGTAAGAACTTAAATAGAGTAGTTAATGTTTCAAAAAGAATAACAGCTCAATTTAGTAAGTGGGGAGTACCTAACGATGAAATTGAGGAGATAAATAGTAGCTTAGAATCTATTACTAAGAACATCGGTAAAGCTGTTAAAGGTTCAAAAGGACTTAAAGACGTATGGTCGAACATTACCGAGGAGATACGAAACAGTAGTGACCACCTTAATACTTTAGGATCTGCTTTGTCAACCGGTGGTATTGTATTTGGATTTAAACAGCTCTGGAATATAACTCAAGGTTTAAATGCACAGATTGAAGACACAGCAAATAACTTACGAACATCTGTAGCACAAGGAGCCGAACTAGTACATCATGCTAGAAAGCTAGTTAAAGAAGAGTCTGTCAGGTATGCAACAGTACAGTCTACCTTACAGCAGCAATCTGCTATGGTATCTTCGTACGGCGCTATGGCAAAATTATCACCCGAAATAACTGATAGCTTAGCACACAGTTCTATGATGTTTGGACATACAAACAAACAGGCTGGTGAGTTGTTAGTGATGATGAAAAACCTTACCGGTGCATCGAATGAAACCGCTGCAATGATGCAGAAAACTCTAGGTTACTTATCCGATATGTCCGGAATAGCACCGGAGGTAATAACAGACGATATGTTAAATAATGCCGGTACATTGGCAAAATACTTTTATGGATCGGCTGAGAGTATGATTAGGAGTGTTTATGAAGCTAGACGTCTTGGACTAACTTTAGGAGATTTGGAGAGTTTATCTTCTGGTAT